ACTTTTTTAGCTACGGTAGCTTTTCTTTGTGCTTTAGTAAGTGATTGAGCTTTTTTTCTTGGTAAACATCTAGTAGTTGGTTTACCTTTTTTCATTGTTCCACAAGGACCAGTTATGTTTCCTGATGTATTAATTCTTACCCAATCTTCTTTTTTAAACCAATCCCTTAATGACTCATTGGCCCATTCTACTTCTGCTAACTCATATGCAGAACCAAATGGAGCTGCTTTACCTTTATGTTTTTTTTGAGCTTTAGGATCTATATTTTCTTCAAGGGCATTAAGATATTTACTTATTCTTCTTATAGCATAATCATCACCATAATTACCAGCCATCCAATTATTATGGATATAATAAATTACATCCTTAAATCTTTCTTTATTTAGTCTGGGTCCTGCTTTTATTAATGCTTCCATTTCTGGATCAAACCCATCATCTAATTCATCAAATGCTTCATTTAAATCAATAGATTCTTTATATGATTTTTTTCTTTTACCTTTAGCACCTTTAATAGAACCTTTACAAACTTTTACGGCTCTACCTGATAAGTAAGCAGATGATTTCTCACCAGCTCTTTTTCTAGCAGCAATATAATCTCTACCTCTTTTACAAAGTTTAGATTTCTTTTTTTTCTCGGAAAGTACTTTTTTTACTATTTCTTTTATATTCATCAGCTTGTATCCATTACATCATCATGAGTTAATTCAATACCTTTATTTTTAAAAGCTGGAATTAAACTTTGATAATAATCATAATTATAGGATCTACCCGCAAAATCATCTGTTACAGGTATCTTTAATTTTTGAGCAATATAACGTACATTATCATCATCTAAACGATTATATTTAAAAAAATCATCATCGTCACCTAAAATATATAATTCTTTTCCATCAGCACCATACACTCTAATTTTATATAGTACCCCATAATCTGTATAGGAAAAATCTATTCGTTTAATTTTAGGCAGTAATTCATCAATCTGCTCTTGAGTTTCTTTTTCAAGAGCTTCCATCATTAAATTAAATCTCCATTTATGTACATCAAATGAATTACTCATATTATTTATTTGTTATAAATATATGAAATTATTTCTTAAGTGACTCTAGGTATTCAATTACTTCTGATAGGTGTTGGTCAACTCGTTCTTCGTCTATTTTACCCTTCCATGTTTCTTTATGACCTGCCTCTGATATATAGTTATTATTTGATTCAGAAAGTCTATCTTTTACATAATCTTTGAAATCTCTAATTTTATTATCAATTTCATTATTTTTAATATTTTGTTGATATTCTTCCCATTTTCCAGCTTTTTGTAGTTCATGTTCCATTTCTACTACACAATCTAACTCATGATCATTTTTTAGTTTCATTTGTTTTTTACAATTTGGGCAAAACAAAGGAACAACATGAGCTTTTTTAGCTTTATCTAACTTAGTAATATTTTGTTTTATTCCATCTTTAATAGTCCACTTTCTTCCATCTTCTTCCCAAATATCACCTTCTTTATGTGTTACTTCAGCTTTTTTATAACCAACACTTTGTATAGTTTTATCACCATACTTGCCAGTCATTAAATTTCTTAATCTTTGAACGTCTTTTTCTTGAAATTGTTTTTTTAAAACCGATTTGGATTCTTTATTCATAAACCTAATTTCTTCAGATCATTAATTACTTGATCTGCGTTTTGATAAAATATAGCAGTACCACCTTTAGCATCCCATCTATCAATAGTACTTTTTTTATCATCAATTAAAATATCAAATTTAGTTAACTCTGGTTTAACATTATGTTTTTCTTTAGCAGACCTATAAGTAACTTTAGGTTGGCTAGGATATAATGTACCAACTTTATCTCTAATCCACAAGCTTTTTCCAATAACTGATTGTTTTTTAGTTGAAGGGGCGGTTAGCATCTCATAAGGATATTGAGAAACAAAATTAACTAATTTTTCTGCACCTGGCATTATTTCAATACCTCTCCAAAAAGCAACCTTATGTTTTTCATCAATTAATTCCCAAAAAGCATTTTTACCATTTTTTTCTATAAACTGATCAGGTAATAAACCAGATAAATCTTTAAAACGTTTATTAAAGTTAGCTACTACACCATCCATATCTAAATAAATGTAGAAATTTTCTTTTTGTTCGTTTAATTGAGCTAATTCCCTTGCATATGCATTTAACCCAAAGGGATCCTTAGTTTTTTTTTCTGTAATACTATTAGTCCAGCTTCTAAACATAATATTTCCTGTCTCATAAGCTTCTCTTTCAAGATTTTCTAAATGTTTATCTGCATTAACATTATCAGTTTTTATATCATGTAGTCTATCCTCATTATGTTGATGAACATGGACTAATTCATGAGCATAAGACCTCATAATATCTTTAGGGTGTCTACCTAAGGTATATAATACTATTTCTCTATTATTAGGATCATAATAAGCAGTCATACCAAAGAAATTATCCGCATTAGCTTCTTCATCATGGATCATTCTTATTCTAGGATAAGGTTTTAGATTTAATCCATCATTTTCCATACTAGCTGTTAAAGAATCAATTAAAGGACCAAAATTAAATGTTTTAGGATCTAATACTTCTTTTAAAATTTCCTTAATATTTTGTTTAGATCTTCTAACCATACCCCATTTAGGTAATTTTTTTCCTTTATATTCACCATCCATTTGAAAATTTCTAACAGTATATCTTTTACCATCTGAATCTTCTAAAGATAATTTATACCTATTTACTCCCTCTCTACTATTTTTTATAACTTTTAATTGTTTAGATTTTTCTAATTTTTTACCTCCTAATGGAAAACCTTTAGGTGCTCTTAAAACATCTCCAGGTAAAACTTGACCTGAATAATTAGATAAATTAATTCCAATTTCTTTTACAATATCAGGTTTTCTGCCTTGGGCTGATCTTGATTTACCTTTTTTAGGTCTAAAATCCTTTTTTTGTTTACCATCAACACCACTCATTTGTCCTTTACATACTTTTACGGCTCTACCAGCTAAAAAGGGATTATGCTTTTCACCTTCTCTTTTTCTTTTAGCTATATAAGCTTTACCTCTTTTACATAATTTTTCAAATAACTCTTCTTCAGTTAAATCTCTATAACTAGTACCTGGTGGAAATGATTGCATTTTTCTTTTTGCTGCCTCTTTAGTTTTATAAGGACCAAATTCTTGTCTTATACCAGGTGAAAATGGGTTATCCTGCATAAAATAAAATTTACCATTTTTTTTATAAATAGATCTATATCTATACCCAGATTTTCCAAATCCTTTTTTTTCATTAACTTTTTTCTTTTTTAAACGTTGTGTTTTTTTCTTAGATGCTTCCTTTCTTTGTTTAATGTATTCAAAACCCGATTTTAATTTCTTTTTCTTAGCTGGGTCTTTAGTTCTAGATAAAGCAGCTCTAACTCTTTGATGTATTAAATTAATTATTTGAGATTGCCTTGCATGTGATTTAGCTTTAAAAGATTTTTTATTTAAAGTATCTACTATGTCCTGTCTAGTACTAAATTTAACACCTACAGTATCTTTAGGATCTTCATCTGTGTATAATCTTCTACCTGAACCTTTAGGTTTTTTACCTGTACCTTTTTTAGGATCAGCTTCAGTTAACCTTCTGTTTAAAATATTAAATACATCATCTTTTTCTTGTTGATTTAAATTTTTAGGTAATAAAGGTTCTAATTTTTCTTGTGATACTTTAGAAGCATTTCTAGCCGCAGTACCACTAGCACCTGATTGTGTAATAGTTGGTCTAACTACTAAATTTTTATAATTATCAGCAGCTTTAGTTCTATCGGCTATATCTTTAAAATCATCTTCATTACCTTCTCTAGCTCCAATAATCCAACTTACTTGTTCATCCTGATTTTCTTTAGCATAATCGTAAACAGCTTTGATAGGAGGTTTAGTTACTGGCATAATATTAACCTTAAATGGTAAATATTTTTTATATATGTCCCAAATTAACATAGATTGAGATTGGTCAATCCCATCTCTTACACCAGTGCCAACAAAAATATTTAATTCATCCAAATCAGGATTATCTCTTAAAGCTTTTTGAACAACAGCAAAATGTCCTTTAGTAGGTGGTTTAAAACTACCAGCATAAACTCCTACTTTTTTAGAATTTTTACTAATACTTTGATCAGGTACTAGTTCATTTATTAATGTATTTACATCTATTAAACTCATTAACTTAAAAATTGTTTTATTTTTGCTTGTGCTTCCTCTTTAGATACTGAATTATTAATAATCATATTTACATTATCATCAGAAAGTAATTCTTTTACTTTAGCATTTAATTCTGCTTTGCTCTTTTCACTTCTAGCTTTTTGAGCATCCGTTTTAGGTTTAGTACCTGTTGGTTTAAATGGATCTAAATATTTTTTAATTATATCTGCTACATCACTTAATTTTTCATCCTCTAATGTATTAGCTACTGAGACAAAATTATCACCAAACATAGCTTCATAAGGTTTAAAATTACTAGTTACTGAAGCCCAAGTACGTAATACTATTGCAGGAGCTAAACTTCTATCCTTACCATCTGATTTTTCAAATCTATCCTGATTTTGTTTTAATGATCTTTCTAAATCAGTATAAACATAAAGCATAAATACATCATATCCTGCTTCTTCTAATTCATTTTTTAGATTAGCTGTTTGTTTAACTGATGCAGCAGTACCATCTAAAATAAATGATTCTTTACCTTCAATTGTAGCTGCTACTTTACCTTTAAATTCCTTATTAGCTTGAGCCATAGCTATTGCGGCTTTACTTCTACCTTCAGGACTTGCATTTTTTAAATCTAGTGATACATTAGCTTTTTTAAGCAAATTAATATAATCATTATCTACATTTAAAACTTTAAGATTACCTAAATCTAAACCGCTTAAGATAAAACCCTTACCCGCACCAGGAGCACCAGCTAAAATGATTGCTTTCGGTTTACCTACTTGCTCTAATAATAAGTCATAGAGTTTTATCATATGTCATAAATATTATTAGTCTATTTATTATTATTTTCCCAATGTATTCGAAAAGTATTAACTTCAGACTCGACTTTACCTTCTCTCCAGATATCTAACTCAGACATAGCCTGTCCTACATTCATAGGTAAACCTTTCTTTTTCTTATCTAATAGGAATTCTAATAGTTTATTATCACTCATAACCTTTATTTTTTATTTACGGTGTAAATATACGAAAGATTATTGAGAAAACCAAATTTTTACACGATTCTCTTTACTGTAGTTTTAAAAGAAGTGGTTGAAGGTTTATGTTTAGGATTTTCTAAATCAAATATATTTTTAACTGATTTAAATATTTCTAAATTTTCTTCTTGAGTTCTAGGTGATTCAAACATTTCCCATTTTTTACCTTTTAAACGTTTACCTGAATTGTCTACTCCTCTTGATTTAGATTTTAACCATAATACACCAATTCTATCTGCCGTTTTACCATAACATTCCTTATACATTTGAGTATAAGCGGCACTTTGTAAATCATAAGTAGTATGTAAATGGTTAGATGTTTTAAAATCAATTACCCATAATTCACCATTAATTTCACAAATACAATCACAAGTACCAGCTATTTTTAGTTCATCACTAAATAAATGTACTTCAGTTTCAATTAAAGTTGGTTTATAAGTTTCCCAAAAGTCAACAAACCTTAAAAACATTTGCCAAACTAAAGGATCCATTTTAGGGTAACCTTTTTCATCCAAATAATTAAGTTCTTTGCCTTCAAAATATTTTTCAATTAGTAAATGGACTGCATTTCCTTCCTCACCTGCTTTTTTTACTATCCAATCAGCACTATAACCTACTTTTTTAAGCCAATCTTCAAAATGTTTACCTTTAGGATAACTACCTAAAACATAAGTTACTGAGGGATAATATTCACCATTTCTTCTATAATATCTAGAATCAGGTAAAGTTATTTGTTTATGGTCATCAGAGATTTCCAAAATTCGTTTATACGTTTTTTTTATCATACTGAAAGTTTTCGTTCCAATAAAGTAGAATAAGTCATTGGAACTGTGTTTTGGATTAAATTTGTGAAATTTTTGAAACCCATTTCACTTGGATCCTTATCTTGTAAATCTACAAAATAGACTTCTTTACCTTCCATCATCAATTGCTCACAAAAGTGTAAAGCTTGTTTTATAGCATCCTTATCTAATGCTATATAAATCTTTTCTACAAATGAAGTAACTATTTTTTTCATTAAGTTACTTTGAATATTTTTACCTAATAATGGAATAGCATTTCTTTTAATAGCTATAGCATCAAATAAACCTTCACATATAACAATAGGTACTTTCCAATTAATCATATGTTCATTAGGTATTATATCTCTACTTACTTGGGGATTTCTATATTTAATATAGGCATTTTTATCAAAAGAACGTGCCGTGAAATAATTTAATCTACCATCTGCATCATAAGTAGGAATTATAATCATATTAGCATATAGACCATATTCACAATATCCTATATTATATTTTAAAATATCATCATCAGTAATACCTCTACTTTTTAAATAATAATATGCTTGTTTCCATGTTATAGTTTTATCATCTGGGAATAATGGTATGTATTCTTTAGGTAATTTAAGTGTATTTACGACTTTTTCTGTGTAGACTTTATTGTAATTACTTTTACATAATGAATTTACTTCATCTAATTTATCTTTACTAGCACCAGCTTGTTTTAAAAGAATATAAAGAGATTTTCCTTTTTTATTACACACCCAACAATGCCAAGGATTATGTCCTTCTTTATTTTCAGTAAAATTAACCTCTAATTTAGGTTTATGATGATTACAATAGGGACAAGTATATGCCATATTTCCTCTGGCGGTCCTTTTTCCACTACCTAATACTGAGTTAGCTAGACTTATTAGTAATTGATTTACCATTCTAATGTAATATCTCTTAGCTCTTTAGCTAATTTAATAATTTTTTTATTATTTGGATGATCATTGTAGCTATGGGATTTAAATTCAACACACATAATTGGTTCTTTTAACTTATTAGCTATATATGCTCTATGCATCCCATCTAAAATTCTAACTACTTTTCCTTTCCATGTTACTATTTGTATTGGATTAAAGTTATTTACATCTTCTTTAGTTATTTTTTTTAAATTAGGAATAATAAAATTAAACTTAACATCTTTAGTTACTTTAGTAGGTTTAAATAATTTAGGCTTTTCTAATGTAAATTTATCAACATTACATAAAAACAATAAACCTGCCTTCCAAATACGAAGTGCATATAAATTTCGTTGAAATAATCTGCTAGGAATCCTATTAAAATTAAATAATAAATAAGGTGTTGCCCAGGGATATTTTTCCTCCATTAAAGGATATATCTGAGATATTTTATTATAAACTATATAATGTTTACTATTCTTATCCATAACCCACAATGTACACTAAAGATTATTAATTTCCAAGGGATCTTTAAATTCTATGTCTTCAAAATCCTTAGTATAAAATTTACCTAAAATATTATCATTAAAAAACTCATCTGGTTTTTCCAATACCTGATATATCATTTGATATTTGGTTTCAAAATAAGTTAATAATTTTTTAGATGGAACTATTTTTAAAATTTCTCTTTTAAAATCTTTTGTTTTACTTTCAGCTAATAATGTTTTTAATTCTTTTTGAGAACCATAATAAGTTAACCAATCAGATTCCTTTACAGCTAATCTATATGCTGGTCTTCTACCTACTACGTTACTTAAAGCGGTTAGTTCTTTTTTACCTAATTTTACTTTTTTGCTAAAATATAATACTTTTTTACCAATATATTTTTTATTAGTTTTTATATGTGTAATTACATACACAAATCCAAAAGAATTAGGGGGAAAGTCTGAAATGTCTTTTATGGTTTTGCCCTGATAGGTCCAACTCATAGTATATGTTTTAATTAAACAAAGTTTAATGCAACGTTAATAAATATTTAAGTTTTAATTAAATTAAAATCTTTACAATTTTTAACAATAATTTTTTTAAACCTATCTTCTATATTATCATTATCTAATAATTCTAAATATAATTTTTTAGATAAATCCCTTTTACCAACATACCAACATGAAAAAGCCTTTTGAAAAGTAAGAGCAAAATTACCAGGATAATTAATATCAAATTTTAAAGGAATTTGATCAACATATTGTAAACCTAATTCCGCATACATATATGATTCAACCCATTCTTTTTTATTACTATGCCATAAACTAGCATGATAATAAGCCTCGGGTCTAGTAGGCAAATAAGCAATAGCTAATCTTAATTGACCTATCTCAAATCCCTCTCTTCTTTTAGTATTATGTAATTGTTTCCAAGTTTTTAAAAAACAATTATAAGCTAAGTCCTTTTCTGTATCATGCCACAGTTCAGCTGCTCTTAAAAAGTAAGAGGTAGCGGCTGCACCCTGTCCTATTTTTTCATATTCTTCTCCTAATAAAGCATTAACCATAGGATCCCTTGGGGATTCAATATATTTATGTAAATATTTTTGTAAATTATTCATTTTCCCATTCTAGTTTTGTTAATACTTCAAATGGCATTTTTAAAGCATAAGCAGCATTATCTTGAAATCCATAAGTAATTATAAAATTATTATCCTTAATTGCTAAACCAGTATTAAATTCTATCATAGCATCCATAAATTTAAAAGGTTTTGAAATAGATTTTAGATTCCAATCTTTATCCCAAATTAAAAATCTATGATAATAATGAGCATCTTTTTTTAAACCTGGGTGGTGCCAAAAATCTACTTCATGAGTTATACAAATTCTATCTTCCCCAAATGGTATTACAGGAGAACTTCCCCTTAATCCAAATGGACCTTTAAATTTATCTTCTTTTTGAATAACTGTTTTACAGGATATAATATCTAAAACTCCTTGTTGTACATTTTGAGTAGATTTATCTTCAGGATTAACTTTAACTATTTCTACTGGATTAGCCCATCTCATAAAATGAAAAGGCATATCTATAATAGGCATCCAATTTTTTTCTAAATAAGTATGTGGTTCAACTTCAATTCTATCTCTTGTTACTTCTTCACATTTATCCTTATTCCAAGTAACTTTACATAATTCCATTCTGCCTTCCCCATCATTTTTAACATCCCTTCTTACACCACAAACATATAATTGTTTATTCCATCTAAATAAACGGGCATCTTCTAATCCTATAAATGACCAAATAGGTTTTATATCATGTTTTGAAGTATCTATTTTCTGGTATGATTCAACTTCTAAAGTATCAGAATTAAGTTTACATAAATAATTTCCAGTTCTTAACTTAATATCATCTTCGGGGTTTAGATATGATAATGTGCCCCATTTACAGTAAAAATTTTGGTTAAATTCCGCGTGATATAATGTGTAATGCACATGTCTAATATTAGCTATGACATCACCATTATCATCAATAAAAACACAGACATTACATAAACCTGTTCCATCTGTTTCATGTCCAGGTATTAAAAGAGGTGTAATGGAACCTCCATTTTCTATAACTAATTTGGCCAGATTATTAATCAAGTTGTTTTAATTTATAGCCCTAATATAATGAATTTTATTTTATAATCCAAATAATTATGTAACAGTAGTATCAACCCA